CTCAAGGTCCAGCAGGGCCGAAGGGCGAACCAGGTCCCAAGGGTGACACCGGTCCAGCAGGGCCGAAGGGCGAACCAGGTCCGGAGCATCAGGTGACTCAGCAAGAGGTGAATCAGTTGGTTGCTGTTGTTCTCGCCAATTTCACTGATGTCGCACAGAATGGAGCGTGACAATGTCTGACCATGCGGTGATGCCGTATCAGCATTACAAGAATGCTTGCGACGCCATCAGAGCCAAGGGCGCCGGTTCTGCGTCCATCAAGTCCGGTGATATGGCCGCCGCTATCAACTCCATTTCTGGTGGCGCTGTTTCTTTTCCCGACATTTCGTTCACGCATCTTCATGATTGTCCGCCATTGGACAAAAAGGACAATGATTATTTCGGGGAGAATGTCAGAACTTATTTGACCAACCAGTTGTCACAGCCTGGGGATTTGCTGCTGATTGTTTTGACTTACGTCGGCGCGACAACCATGCGTTTGAGTATTCCTACTGTCGCCGACTGGACGGTCAACGGCTATACAAACGGCGTTTCGATCCTTGCCGGGGTTTCAACACCGGAAATGGTGCCGTTGTTCAATACCAAGTTGGTACAAGATTTGGGTTGGGAACTCGACAACGACTTGAACTTCTTCAGAGTCCGCGGATGTAAGTTGTTTTCGTCGGTTGTTTCTGGCTCTGGCAGAATTAACGGCGGTAGTAGAATTGGTTTAAATATTTCTAATTACAGCGTGCCAAGGGCGGCGGTTTTTGGTGTTGCGTTCAGTCATAACGCTGCCGACATGTTGACCGAGTCAACGAACGTTGCCAACGACGTTTTTAAGCATGTTTTTTCCACGTTTGAGTTTGATTCTCACGGTAAACACATTAAAAGCGCGTTCTTCGGTGCAATCAAACAATCGAAAACTTTTACGGACGACACGATGCGTTTGACTATTATGAATCCTGGGACTGGCGAGTATTCTTACATGAAGACTGGTGTATTCTACTGATGGCCAGAGTATACTTCGAGACAACGGGTTCGTTCACGAAGACGCAGGAATATTTGTCACGTCTTTTGAAGTTCGACCCGATCAAATATCTCGAGAAGTATGCTCAGCGTGGTGTCAATGCCCTTTCTGCGGCGACGCCTTATGAGACCGGAGCCACCGCCCGCGGTTGGGGATACGAAATTCACAAGACGAAGACCGGTTGGGTCATTTACTGGACCAATTCCAATGTCAATCACGGTGTACCAATCGCTGTGTTGATCCAATACGGGCATGGAACGAGAAACGGCGGCTACGTGTCGGGTAGAGATTACATCAATCCGGCGTTGCGTCCGGTCTTTGACCAGATCGCTGCTGATGTTTGGAATGAGGTGACGAATGGCAACGATTGATGAACAAATCGTCAAGCTGAAAATGGACAACGCGGACTTCAAGTCCAAGGTTGCGTCGTCCATTGACTCGCTCGGCACTTTGAAGAGTTCATTGAACCTTGACGGAGCGACGAATTCGCTTCAGAAGTTGGCGAACACCGCGAAGACTGTCACGTTCGACAAGGCTTCGGAGTCCGCCAACACTCTTCAGGCCAGATTCTCAACGCTGTCTGTTGCCGCCGGAGCAGCTATTGGTACTCTCGCGTCGAGGGTTACTTCAGCTGGTATGAGCATGCTCAAGGCTCTGACCATCGACCCGATTCTCGATGGTTACCACGAGTACGAGACTCAGCTGAATGCTGTTCAGACGATTCTCGCCAACACCAAGTCCAAGGGCGAGAACATTCAGACCGTGAACGACGCGCTGAATGAGTTGAACACCTACGCGGACAAGACGATCTACAACTTCTCAGAGATGACGCACAACATCGGTATGTTCACCGCTGCTGGCGTCGGTCTGAAGGATTCCGTGTCGTCGATCAAGGGCATTGCAAATCTTGCGGCTTTGTCCGGATCCAACTCACAGCAAGCGTCGACTGCGATGTACCAGTTGAGCCAGGCCATTTCCTCGGGAACGGTACGACTCATGGACTGGAACTCGGTCGTCAACGCTGGCATGGGTGGCGAAGCTTTCCAGGAAGCCCTGAAACGCACTGCTCGTGCGCATGGCGTTGCTGTCGACTCCATGATTCAGCAGGAGGGGTCGTTCCGAGAGTCACTGTCCAAAGGATGGTTGTCGTCCCAGATCATGGTCGAGACCCTGTCTCAATTGGCCGGTGAGTACAACAAGGAACAGCTCATTTCCATGGGGTACACTGCGGAACAGGCTGATGCCATTGTTGATCTGGCGAAGACCGCCGAGGAGTCTGCGACGAAGATCAAAACTTTCTCGCAGTTGATCGGTACGGTGAAGGAGGAGCTCGGTTCAGGATGGGCTCAGACTTTCTCCATCCTGTTCGGTAACTTCGAAGAGGCCCAGGATCTGTTCACGACTGTCGGAAACGCGATCACCGGGTTCGTCGGTCAGACTTCGCAGGCCAGGAACGCAATGCTCCAGACCTGGAAGGACATGGGCGGTCGCACCGCTGTCATTGAAGGGTTGACCAACGTTGTCAAGGCGCTCGTCGCGCCGTTGAAGGCAGTTGGCATTGCTTTCCAACAGTCGTTCAATGGAAACCTCGGCAAGATACTCGCTGATATTTCAATAGGATTCCAGCACCTTACGGAGAAGCTGGTCCCGTCGGACAAGGCGATGGACAACTTGACCCGGACGTTCAAAGGTCTTTTCTCGGCCATCAAGATCGTCCTGTGGCCCGTCGGTCAGTTGCTCAAGTTGTTCGCGGCTCTTGTCAAACCAATCCTCGGCGCTGCGTTTGCGATCACCAAGTTCGTTCTTGGCGGTCTTCTGACGCTGACAGCTCACATCGGGGACGTCATCGTCAAGTTTGACCAGTGGATCAACGGATTCGATCCGATCGGCAAGCTTCTTGACTGGCTTGGTCAGAAGATCAGGAATCTTCTCGGTTGGTTCGACAAGTTGACTCACGGCAAGTTCAGCATGTCGAAGATCTTCGGTGACAGCGGTTCCTCAGCCATCGACAAGATGGACCAGGGACTGTCTTCGCTGCAGAATCACATGAACGGAATGGATTTCTCTGCGGTCAAGAAGGCTCTTGACTGGATCGGCGACAAGGCAGAGGCTGTTGGCAAGAAGGTCAAGGACGCGCTGTTCCGAAAGGGCGTCGGTGTTGGCGATCAGGAACGTCATCGTGTCGGTGATGCGCCTCCTGGCGGGTTCCAGCTTGAAGCAAAGCCGGTTCCCAACGAGGCCATCACGTCAATGCAGAAATTCAAGAATCTTCTGCACGATTTGAAGCTCATGTGGACCGGTGACGATGCCACTTTGTGGGGTCGTCTGTCTTATACGTTCACTCGTGTTGGGCAGGCTGCTCGTGACACCGCTGCTGGCGGGTTCATGGTTGCCAAGGCCAAGCTCCAAGATCTTTGGAAGACTGCTAGTCAAATTCGACTCGACGATTTCTACAATCTTCTCATCGGCAAGGAGCAGAAGAATGCGCTGACTGATCTCATCGACCAGCTCGGACTGAACAAACTCGGTCCGGCGTTCAAGAATCTCGCAGGTCCGGTCAAGGAATTCGGATTGCACATCCGCGAGGTTTACGGCCCAGACGTTCACACGGCTTGGGAAACTTTCAAAGGTCAACTCTCTTCCATCGGCGTCAAAATGAAAGAAGTTGGCAAACAAGTCTGGGATGTCTGCGGGCCATCGGTCATCGCGGCATGGAATGCTCTCAAGAGAGCAGCGGTTTACCTTGGTGGGGCCATCAAGGAGCTCGCCGGTTCAGCATTGACGACGGTGAAGGACTTCTTCGCCGGAATCGGTGAGAAGATCAAGCACGTTGCAGACAACATCAAGGATTTCGCCGAGGCTGTCAAGAATGGTGCTCACGACGACGCCGGAACGATGTTCGTCAAGCTCGGCGACAAGGCGCATGAAGCCGCCGGAAAGATCAAGGAACTTGGCTCGGCCATGGGCGGCAAGACCGCCGAGTTGTTCAAGAAGTGGGGTTCCGATATCAAAGAGGGCGCCAACGCTTGGGGTCTTCCTGAGAAGTTCGAGAAGATCAAGAAAGCGGTGCTTGACAACAGGGGCAAGATCGGCGACGCACTCGACTGGATTGGCGAGAAGTTCAAGTGGCTCGGCGACAAGATCAAGGAAGGTGTCGACAAGGGTTATGAATCGCTGAAGAGCATGAACGCCTGGGACGCCCTTGTGAGTGTTATCGGCGGTATCTTCACCGGTATAATGGCTGGTTCGTTCGTGAACCTCGCCAGGAGCTTCGACAAGGTCGGCAGTCTTTTCAGCGAATTGGCCAAGACCGTCAAAGCTGCTCGCGGGCCGATTGTTGACACGATCAACGCGTACAAGGACTCCATGAAAGCCACCACGCATGATCTGAACGCAACGGCGATTCTCAAATTGGCAGCTGCGACTTTGGTTCTTGCCGTGGCATTGGGGATTCTCGCGTTGATCCCTTCTGATCGTCTAATGGCGGCAGCCGCCGCATTGGCTGTGATCTTCGGTGTCATCATCGGTGCTTGGTTCCTGTTCAATCGAAACGCCAAGACCGCCAAGGAAGACAGTGAGAATCTAATGTCCGGCGTGAAGAACGGTCTCTTGAAGAATCTCGAGAGCGTCACCGGTGGACTCAAGAACATGTTCAAGGACATCGGAACGTCGTTCAAGATGGCTGGGCTTCTTGCCATTGCGGCTGGTGTTCTCCTACTCGCGGGGGCTGTATATCTTCTTTCGAAGCTCGACACGAAGGAACTCGTCAAGGGGATTGTTGCGATCACTGTCATCACAGCTGTGATGGTAACCGCAGCCAAGGTTCTCGAGCAGGGCGACAACGTCGCCAAAGGCGCGGGGCAGTTCATTCTCATGGCGGCGTCCATGGTTCTGTTCTACTTCGCGGTAAAGGGATTCGGCGACATGGACACCAAGCAGTTGGTGAAGGGCATTCTCGCCCTCGTCGCCATTGTTGGCGCCATGACGCTGTTCTCGATGTCCGGTGACAAGTTGAAGATCGGTAATGGTCTTGCCATTCTCGCCACAGCATACTCCATCAGGCAGATCGTTGATGTCATTGACGAGTTGTCCAAGCGCGACTGGAATTCATATCTCAAGGGCTTCGCCATGCTCAGTATGGTCCTGGCGGAGCTCATGGGACTGTTTCTCGTCATGCCCGACAACGGGTTCGGTGATGCAGCGGCAATGCTTGCCATGGTGATCGCCATTCAGGGTATGTGTCACATCATCGCCGAGTTCGCCGGCATGGATTGGGGTTCATATCTCAAGGGCGTCATCATGATGACGATTGTCCTCGCTGAGATTGTCGGCGCGATGATGCTCATGAAGGGGGGCGGTGCAGCAGAAGGCGCTGGCGCATTGATTGCCGTTGCCGCCGCAATGATGATCCTTGCTGGAGTATTGCAGGTTCTCGGTTCGATGTCGCTCGCTGAAATGGGCATCGCGTTGCTGGGTCTTGCTGTCGGACTCGGTGTTCTGATCGCTGCTGCATATTTGGCACAGGAAGTCGTTGTCCCGATGATGCTGCTGGCCGCGGCAATCGCTTTGATCGGGGTTGGCGTTGGTGTAGCTGCAGCGGGTATAGCATTGTTCGTGTTCGCCTTTGTTGCATTGATCACTGCTGTAACTACTGGCGGCGTTGCTCTGATCGCGCTGATCCCGTTGCTGTGCACTGCCATCGCGCAGGGTTTCATCAACATTTGCACCATCATCGGCAGCAATGGTCCTGCCATTGAGGCTGCTCTCACCGCTATCATCACCGCATGTTTGAACGCTCTGCGCAACTCGTTGCCAAGTTTCTTCGACTTGGTGCGAGATGCCATCATCGGTATGTGCAACACGATCAACCAGGTTGCCCCAGTGCTGATCCAGACCGGTATAAATCTCATCAAAGATTTCCTTCGAGCTATCAGGGACAACATCGGTGAGATCACGCAGATCGCCATTGACATCATTGTCAACTTCATCGACACGGTCAGTGCCAATATTGGTCGGATTATCGACTCCGGTGTGAATCTGTTGCTGAGTTTCCTTGATGGCATCAAGACTGCCATCGATCAGCACGCAGATGAAATTGGTGACAAGGCCGTTGCGATTGGTGTGGCACTTGTCAATGGCATCAAGCGAGGAATCGAACGGATCAAGAACCAGCTGATGGACAGCATTCGTGGTCTGGCCGACAAGTTACCCCAATGGTTGAAGGAAAAGCTCGGCATTGCTTCTCCTTCAAAGGTGACCACCGAAATCGGCGAGTTCGTCGGTTTGGGCCTTGTCCGAGGTATCGACAACAGTGAGAAGTGGGTCAAGCGATCCTCCGAGAATCTTGCCGAAAGTACCGGCAAGAGCATCAATGAGAAGTTCCGTGAGATTGTCGACGGTCTGACTCTCGATCCGGACTTCAATCCTGTGATCACTCCAACCGTGGATGATTCGCAAGTGCGAAGTGCAGCATCGAGACTGGGTGATCTGTTCAACAGTCAAAGCGCCAACGCAAGAGTCTCCGTCGGTGTCAACGATGCCGTGAAGGCTCAAAATGGAAGTGCATCGAACCCGAATGGGGTCAACAACGTCACTTTCAACCAAACCATCAACAGTCCGACTGCTCCTACCCGCCGTGAAGTTTATCGCGATACGAAGGAGCTCATCTCGAACATCAAGAGGTATTCACGATGATCAAGACGGTGTCTGTCGCCAACCAGTTCGGTGACGAGATCAGCACAAATTTCGTTGGGGTGTATGAAGCTCCTTACGTTATCACAAAGATCGAAGGTCACGGACCGGTTGGGGCAGACATCAATCTGACTCAGTTCGCGACGAACGATGGTGCAATGTACAACTCGGCCAGGGTGAGAGAGCGTGTACTTTCTCTCACCCTGGCTGTGGTTGCTCATCCCGGCAAGACGATCGAACACGCCAGGCAGTGGGTTTACAAGACTTATGCGGTGAAGAATCGTGTCGAGATGGTATTCACAACTGACACCGGCACGTACATCATGACGGGATATGTCGAGAAGTGCGAACCCGACATTTTCGATAAGATCACCAAGGTCAAGATCACGATCGTCTGCCCGGACCCGTACTTCTATGCTCCCGCAAAAACTGTCACAAATATTTCAAGTGTCAAGGGTGGTTTTGAATTCCCATTCGCCGACAACACAACCGAAATCAACGGTGAGGTTCTGCTTTCAATTGGAGAGAATGGCCGGCGCTACTTTGTGAATGATCCGAACATCGACGCGACATGGGTCAGATCTGACAAAACGGGTTTGAATCGCTATGGGCGAGACATGTCGAGAATGGTCGAGAAGATAGCTCCCCAGGCGGGCATGCGATACGGCATACATGACGATTGGCGTACGATATATTTGAATTCGATGATCGATGACATGACAATTTCTGCAGTGAACATCGGGGTCATGAGTGAAGCGGACCGTGAACTCGGCGGTACTGCTTACTTTCTGTACGTCAACAATCAAAAAAGTGACGTCGTGAAGTGGCCCAGTCATGTGCTGAAGTTCGGGGAGATCCAGAACAGCGCAAAACTTGACATGGAATATTCTGGATCGTTCGACAACGGTATTGTCATCAGGTCGAAGCTCTACGGCAAGCTTGCTGACATCCCGAGGATTCGTTATTCCGACAGCGTCAACCCCACTTCATATCTTGAGATCGACATGACGCGAGCCAAGAACAAGATCGGTGAAGATTTCGAAAAAGGTGATTACATCGAGGTCGGAACCAAGAACGGCAACAAGTATGTCCGCATCTGGCACAAGAACCATTGGACGAGTTGTCTTAATGCCGTCGGCACGAACCCGTACTGGCCACGAATCCAACAAGGTCATAACACGATTACGTGCCTGATCATGGGTGACAACATGAACCAGTACGCGGCTGAACATGAAGTCGAGTACGACATCAAACACCAGGGGATCTGATGACATACGACGTGCTTGTTTACGACGACAATTGGGAATTGCAATCTGTTGTCGACAATTATGAATCACTTGTCTGGACGGACAAAGCCAAGGAGTGCGGCGATTTCGAGCTGTACATGTACTACGACCCAGACCTCTGGAAGATGATCAAGCTCGGTACGTTTCTCAGAATCGCCGATTCTGAGCACACAATGATGGTTGCCAAGCGAGATCTCAAGGACACGTTCGAGGACGCACCGCGGATGATATTCACGGGGAAGTCGATGGAGTACATAATATCAAGACGTGTTGTGTACAAGCAGATCGATGTCACAGCGGCACCTGGCGACATTGTCAACAAACTTCTTGACGAGAACTGTATCGATGGTCCCTTTCTTCAACAGTTCGCACCGGACCCGACAAACCCTGGCAATAAGTACCGCAAAATACCTGGACTATACAGAGATGGATCGAACTGGCGGGTAGAACTTGGCGATTATCAAATCTCCAAGCAGTATCTCGGGCAGAATATCTATGAGGCTGTTTCAGACCTTGTGAAGACATATTCATCGCCGATGTGTTACCTTTTCGTGCACCACACGGACGACAACAAGTGGCGATGGCGTCTTGGCACCGGTGTTGATCGCAGTTGGAACCAGAGGGACAATGACTGGGTCACATTTTCCAGCGATTTCAACAATCTTAAGTCCAGTGAGTTTGTTCAGGACAGTGACAAGTATGCGAACGCATTCTACGTCACAGGCGCTGATCCTGGAGACAAAAGGCCTCGAATGACGGTACCGCTCGAACGTACTGCTGACGACAATCAGTACGGTGGTTTCAATTCTGGGATGAACCGGGTCGAGCGGTGGATCGACGGGTCGAATGTCAGGTTGAAGGATGACAACAACAACGACGTCCCATGGCAAACTTACATGAACGAGCTCAGAGCATATGGGTACGCTTCCATGCTGGAGTACGTGACGGAGTTGAGTTTCACAGGAGACGTCGATCCAAACATTCAGTGGACATACATGCGAGATTATTACATCGGCGACGCCGTGAACGTCATCGACGACATGGGAAACGGCGCCGTTTGCACCATAGATGGAATAACCATCACCGCCGACAAGAATGGAATCGTGATCATTCCTGATTTCAAAGCGATACGAACTATCACAGGATGAGAAAATGAGCAAAACAGAAATGACTGAACTCGTCCCCCCCACGGGAGAGAGGTACAAGCAAGCCAGAGCAGCCAGAAAAGAACTTGTGTCCGAGCCAACGAATTGGTTCATTCCTCGTGTTGAGGGGTGGATGGTTGACGCAGAACGTGAGTGCTTCCTTGTTCCGATCAACCACCGCAAGAAGTCTGGAGATTTCATTTTCTCTATTCTGTCTGTTCCATTCGAGTTCGCAGTGAACGCGATGATCACCGTGGAGGAATGACATGACTTTTAGAAGTGGATTTTGGAACAGTATTGACGGAGACCGTACATATTCTGCTGAGGACATGGCCATTCCGTTCGAAGGGGTCATCACCGAGGGCGTGTTCGCCAACTGGGGCGATGCGTTCAAGGCGACGGTCACCGACGAACGTACCATTACCATCGGATCCGGCAAAGCTTGGCTCAGCAAGAAGTGGATTCAGAACGATTCTGTGTACCTGATGTCGATCAATGTATCGGAGTACGCAAGTTCGACGGAGCCTCGTACTGTGGTGGTGAGCCTTGATCTGAAGACGGAACCGTATTACCGATTTGCAAGGTTCTGCACCGACGAGCAGCGTTATTACGGATCCTACGAGGAACTGCTCAGAGCAATCACTGATCGTAACGCAGGGCGGAACTCGCTGCCTCTGTTCGCCATCAATTTCGCGGCCGGTGATTCTTCGATTCAGCAGTCGAACATTACGAATCTCATTGGAACGTCATGGTGTCCGTACGTGACGGCGCCTGTTCAAACGGTCACCGTTGACGACATTCGCGACAAGTGGGATGCTTCGTACAACGTTTTGATGAAAGACATCGTGGGCAACGCCCAGACGAAGGCGAACGAAGCTGAGAGCAATTTCGAGGCATCATTCAACACGTGGTTCCTCACGTTGAAGAACCAACTCAACACCAATCAGGCTGCCAATCTGCAAAATCAGATCACGTCGCTCACGAATCAGCTCAACAAACTTGTGACCACTGGTACTGTTGAGAACACGGTTCAGTTCTACAGTGGTGGCAATCTTGTCGATTTCACCACGAATGCGGGCGTTAAGATCACTGCCGTAACCAAGTTCGCAAACAACTCATAAAGGATTTCACAATGACTCGAATCACAGATCTCACGGAAGCAACTTCGCTTGCGCAAACCGATGCCGTTGCCGTTGATGGCGCTTCTGGTACTCGTAAGCTCAGCATGACTCAAGCTTTCGGACGACTGGCTGATACCTTCGCGCAGAACGCATATTTCCACAGGAACATTTACCGTGGACAGAAGCTCGGCAACTCGTTCACCTCTGACCAGAAGAATGCCATTCGTTCTGGCACGTTTGACAATCTTTACATCGGCGATTACTGGTCCGATGGTGGAACTGACTGGATCATCACCGACATGGACTATTGGTATGGGATTGGTAGGGACAATGCGACTCTTGTCAAAACGCATCACGTCAACATCATTCCTCGCCTTTCGATGGGCACAGCTGTCATGAACACCACCGCTACGAATACGGGCGGCTACGTTGGCGCGAACATCCGTACCAAGTTCGCCGGTATTGTGTCGCAGGTCAACAATTTCTTCGGCGGTGGTTCGCTTCTCAACGCGCCTCGTCCATTCTCGTCGCAGACGGACAGTGGTATGGCCACAGCCACGAGTTGGCTGAACGTTTGTACTTGCGAGCTGATGTCCGAGCGGATGGTCTACGGTTCCCCGGTGTTCGAAATCCAGAACGGGAAGCCCGTCAGTGCATCGAATACGAACTCGGCTTTCGCCTGGAATCACACCACAGACATGACTCAGTTGGCTCTGTTCCGTCTTGCTCCAAGATTCCGCATGGCGTCTGGTGATGGGCAGGTAGACAATGGTTGGTGGCTCAACACACTTGCGAAGTGGGATCATTTCTGCGTGTGCAAGAATGGTATGGCCGATTGTCTCCCCGCCAACACAGCTCTTGGTATTCGTCCGATCATGGGAATTACTGGCTGATGCATTTCTTCGGTGGCTCAACGTGGGTAGACGTACTGGTCACCGTGTTCGTGACAGTACTCGCGAGTAATGGCTTCTGGGCAATACTTCAAAAGAAGTTCGACCGGAATTCAACAGAAAAAACGTTGCTCGTCGGCCTCGCACATGATCGCATCATTTATGTCGGGGAGGGGTTCATTGCTCGTGGTTGGATCACGTACGATGAATATGAAGATTTCATGAAGTATTTGTATGAACCCTATGCGAAATATGGTGGAAATGGTATCGCCGAGCGCATTTCGGACGAAGTGAAGAGACTTCCATTGAAAACCAGTGACGGGCGACGAGAACATCGAGTAAAAAAGGTGAACAATAATTAACACACGTAACAAAATGCTGTTGTACGCAGTAGGCATCGCAAACATTATCATTAGCATCGTCACCGATGTCATCAACTTCGACTTCACTAATGTGATTCAGACTGTTTGCTGTGTTGTACTGCTGTGCCTACTTGTGTTGTTCATCGAATCGACGTCCAAAGAAGTAAACGATGGATCGTTGATCGTGAACGATGCCGACGAAGTGTATCTGGTGCTGGACAATGATATTTCGGAACTTCGGAAGAAGTCGAACGTCAATCTCTCGGTTTATCTTTCACACAGCTCTTAATGAGAGACTAGAAAGGACTAATCATGAAGGATAATCTCTCCGAGCACTTCGATCTCGTGGTTGAGGATCATCTTCAAAAAATGGATGACAATGAACCCGGAACGGAAGAAACCCGAAAGACGGCTGACGAAATCAAGACTTTGATGGAGGCGAAGGCATATTGCTATTCGCCGCAAAAGAGTTGGAAGGATTACGTCATGCCGATCATCGGTACCGTCGTTCCGATTCTGACAATTCTTGCTTATGAAAAGAAGGACGCAATCACGTCGAAAGCGTTCGGATTCGTCCCGAAGAAATAACCAATACAGTCTAACAAAAGTAATGCGTGGTACAATTCACACTGCGCATTACTTTTTTTGCACGTTCTCTTATGAGAAACACTACTTTTAGGAGACAGAATGTTCACGCGCATCTGCAAAACCATTAGCGCTGTCGTGTTCACTGCATTCATCCTTGGCGTTTCCGTGGCGTCGCTGTTTCACGGAAACGCGCTGATGATCATGCTGATCGTCGCGACGATCATGCTGTTGGTAGCACTAGCAGACGATGACAACAAGAAATCCGAAAGGATGTGACACAAGAAAAGCACAAGTCTTAACCGGCTTGTGCTTTTTGCACGTCTTCTTATGAGAACACTTCTACATAAGGAGATACCATGTTTTACGCAATCATGTTCATCGCCAAGATTCTCGTCTGCCTTGTGGACCTGTTTGTGATCTGCGTGTCCGTAATCACCGTGGCGCCAATCACGCTCGTCCTGGCAGTCATCGTCTTGGCCGTTATGCTCGATTCGATTACAAAGGACTTCAAGAACAAGGAGTAACAGCAAAGCTACAGACCCGACACGGTCTGTGGCTTTTTGTTTTGGAGTAATCATGGCGAAGCGTGGGTTGGGCGTTGAGGATCAGCGGTCTTTGGATTTCTGGGCTGAACGGAACTATGGCACAGATGCATATTTTCTGTTCGTCGCTCCTGGTGATTGGTACTGCTACGGAATTCATATTCTGGACCGTCAACTCACTCCATTTGTGACGAAAGCGGACAAGAAACAAATGGCACAAGAACGGCTCAAGTATGTTTCTTGATTTGCACGTTATCTTATGAGAAAGGAGTAGCTATGAAGGACAAGTACAAGACCATTCAACTCATTGCGGCGCTGACATATTCACTGTTGGCGGTCGGAATGTTGATTCTTGGGATGGCCCTCGGCATCCTGACATGAAACAACAGCACAAGTCTTAACGGGCTTGTGCTTTTTGCACATCTTCTTATGAGAAGAACCTTATCAATGAAAGGAACTCATAATGTCTGATGACATCGAAATCACCGAAGCCGAGCCCGATGACATCATCGAGACCCCTGACGAAGAGAATTCTGTCGCGTATACTCTCGCTGTCGCAGCGATCGGAATGGTCGCTGGCGTTGGTGTCTGGTGTGGCGCGAAGAAGCTCACGCACAAGCTCGAAGATGCCATTAATCGAAAGGTGACGGAGAAAATGCTGAAAGATATTACCGAACCCGATCAAATGGAGTGAACTTCACAAGGATACAAACCCTAACACGGTTTGTATCCTTTTTTTGTTCAACGCAGAAAGGAAAATACAATGCACATTCCCAAGCGTGGCTTTGGAACCGAGTCAGAAAACCAAATCGAGTACTTCCCAATGAGAGCACTGTCTGATCAAGAACAAACTTTACTCGATACCATGATCGCCATCGATGGCTCGTTGCCGGGCAAGGATTTCGGATATTTCGTATCCTTTGACCGTTACGGAGGACCGTGTGTAAACAGCGTATATGGCATCAACTACCCGACGAATGCGTGACACTATGAACGCCAAGACTAGTAGCATCATTCAGTCAGTCAACAAGTTCACAAACAACCATGCTCCGCTGATTCTCACGGCTACCGGTTCGATCGGTGTTGTGTGCACAGCGATTCTCGCTGCCAAGGCAGGCCCGAGGGCTCGCGCAGCAATCTGCGACTACGACATGAACAACCAGACGAACGCGACGGTTTTCGAGAAGGTCAAGGTCACCTGGAAGATCTATCTTCCGACAGCGATCTGCGCTGTAGCGACCATTTCCACGTTGTTCTGCGGCAATCATATTGCTCTGAAGCGTGGGGCAAACCTGATGCATGCATATTCCATCTTGGACACCACGTTCCAAGAGTACAAGGGTCAGGTGAAGAAAACCCTCGGCGAGAAGGAGGAGCGCAAGATTGATGATGCCATTTCTGAGCGTAAAGTGGCATCTTCCAACAACGCCATGATCATAAACGGGCCTCAGCCTCTCACCATGGATGATCTGTCAGGACGATATTTCAGGATCGACGCTGAAAAGATCCGTCAGGCACAGAATGCGTTGAACGCCAGACTCCTTCGGGAGGACTGGATCAGTTTGAACGTGTTCTACGGGCTTCTCGGGCTTGATCCGATTGGCCTTGGCGATGACATTGGTTGGAACGCCGATCGTCTACTCGACATCAGGTTCACGTCATGCCTTACGGTAGAGGAAGAGCCGTGCCTCGTCATCAAGTACGACACGGTACCGAAGCCCGACTACTACAGGGGGTACTGAATGCTCGCAATCGTTGGAGCGACTTGCAGCGGCAAGAATTGGTTCGCCAACAGGCTTTGCACTGAGGATGGGTGGGAACGGGTCGTCACTTGCACGACTCGTCCTATTCGTTCTGGTGAAACCAATGGCGAAAGCTATGTGTTCATGGATGACTACAACTTCGACTACCTTGCAAAGCAAGGCAAATTGATCAACGTCCATGAATATGACACGATCGAAGGTGTCTGGAAGTACGGTGTTCGGCCCGAGGATATCGATCTGGGCAAGAAGAAGCGTCTCATCATCATTGATCCTCTTGGCGCCACCAAGCTGTTCAAGCCATGGCAGGTTGTCATGATGGTCGTCCCACGCGACGTTCGCAAGCTGCGAGCGTTTTGCCGAGGAGACAGTGAAGCAGAGTTCGCAAGACGAGATCATGCAGATCAGCATGACATTGCGCTGATGATCGATTTCTATCAGCGTTACTATTCGGAATACCCGCAAATCATCACAAATAAGTTTCAGGAGATTGAACAAAAATGATCACCCGCGAAGTCACTTACATCGATTACAACGGCGACGAGCAGACTGAGAAGTATTACTTCGATTTGACTGTTCCCGAGATGCTTGAGCTGTCCTTCAGCTCCGCCGGAGACATCCAGTCAACTCTTGAGCGTCTGTCAAATAGCCGTAAGGTCGGCGAGATCTTCCAGATCATTCAGACGCTCATTTTCAAGAGCGTTGGCGTCAAGTCGGACGACGGCAAACGATTCATTAAGAACGAGGATGTCCTCAATGATTTCAAGCAATCTCGAGGCTACGAGTCCTTCTTGATGAAGATGATGCAGGACACCAAATACGCGAGCGAGTTCATCGAGCAGCTCATTCCGCAGGATCGCATTCAGCAGATCGCTGGCGTCGAGAAGGTCGATGGCGGAAAGCATCCTCTGGCCATGGACAAGAAGTGAGGTCAACGAATGGCAACTGTCAATCTTCCAAATAATTCCATCATGCCCGAGAAGGGCGGAAATTATTCGGACAACAACAGGCCGAAGGTCGAAGCGGTAGCGAAGGGGCAACGGCGTAAGGAATCTGCGGGCAAGAAGCTCAAGCGATCTATCATCGCTGAGGATGGACGTTCTGTCGCCGAGTACATCTTGATGGCCGTGCTTCTTCCTGCGGCGAAGAACACCATTTCCGACGTTGTCTCGGAGTCAATTCAGAGGCTGCTGTTCGGCGACAGTGGACCGAATCGTCGCAAGAATGTTCGCGACAATCGATCGTTTGTCAGTTACAACAACTTCTACAACAAGCCGAGAGATTCATATTCTCAACGAGCAAGAGCCACACACGATTTCGATGAAATCGTCCTCGCCAGTCGAGATGAAGCCGATCGAATTCTTGATTCGTTGGCGGATCTCATCTCTCAGTACGATGTTGCAACCGTGGCGGACCTGTATGATCTTGCTGGGGTCACCAGCTCGTACACCGATGCAGAATGGGGTTGGTACTCCATCGGTGGCGCATCGCCGCGACGAATTCGTGAAGGGTACATTCTGGACCTTCCGCGACCGGTAGCGGTGAACGATCGATGAATGTCAACCAGATGAGGGCCCGGGTAGCCGAGTGTTATCCGGGCCTTCGCTGGGCCAAGAGGGTCCAGCGAATGAATGACGATCAAGTAATCGCCATATTCTACAGATTTTCAAAGAAAGGAATGATAAAATGAGCTTCCGCGAGAAGTTTGAGCATGCAAAACTGCACATCGAGGATTCGTCTCCGACCATCCTCACTGCTATTGGCTGTGTCGCTGTCGTGGGCAGCGCTGTTCTTGCAGTCCGTCAGGGACTCAAGCACCACAATGAGGTGATCGACAATCACCATGAGATGATCGACGCCGTCAACCTTTGTCATGACAACCCGGACGTTTACAAGAAGCGTATGGGAGAAGAATACACGGAAGAGGATTACAAGAAGGACCTCGCCATTTCTTACGCGCAGACCGCCGGTCTGTTCATCAAGACGTACGGTCCTTCACTCGCGATGATGGCAGTCGGCATCGGGTGCATCTGCAAGGGTCACAGCATCATGCTCGGTAGGACCGCTGCGCTGTCTTCTGCGCTGAACGCACTTCAGTCGGCTTGGAACAAGCGGAACGAAGCAGCAAAGGTCGAGCAAAAGGCCGTTGCCGAGGGCAACACGATCGACGTGGCCGAAACCGCTACGAACAACAGCGTCAAGAATGTTGTTCTCAAGAAAGATTTGTTCAACAGTCCATATTCTCGGACGTTCGACAGTTCGTCCAGGAACTGGGAACCCTCTCGTGACTATCAGCTGCTCTTCCTCAAGACGCAGCAGAACATGGCGAACGATCTTCTCCGGACGAGGGGGCATGTCTTCCTCAACGAAGTCTATGACATGCTGGATCTCCCTCGCTCTCCTGAGGGCGCTCTGGTTGGCTGGGTCAAGAGCCCGGACAACGGCGACGGCTTTGTCGACTTCAATCTCTCCGACCCCAGGAACTTTCCTGAGGATCCCGATTACATTGCTGGCGCCTGGAAACTCGACTTCAACGTCGACGGTGTCATCTACAATCTTATTTGAAAGGAACCGAAATGAACAAGAACATCATCGCTGCTGTGGCAGGCGTTGCCCTCGGCGTTGCCCTCGGTTTCACGAGGGACAAGATCAAGGCGCTTCATGTCGCAGATGAACTCGACGAGGAAGTTCTGACCCCCGTCGATGGCATCGAAAATCCGGAGCCCGAGCATGACGAGGAGATCGTTGTGCACAAGCCGGTTGACGATGTGATTGATCTGGACAAGGCTGTTGCCGACGCCAAGGTCATGATGGACGAGAAGAACAGCCCTCGTCCGGTCAAGAAAGTCAACCGCAAGGTGGAAGCTCTGACCGATGAGCCCGGATGGACTTATCCTGACGAAGAGACGTACTTCGCACATGACGACATCCCCAGCATGAATCTTTCCTGGTTCATCAATGACGACATGATTCTTGACGAAAACGATCTTCCAATCACTGACTTCGTCGAAGGACTGATCGGCGATCTGTGTGAAGTCACCAAGCAGAACGGTGGTCGTGGGTTCTGCATCAATCACAAGAAGGGTCTGCGTTTCTCCATGGAGATCATCGAGGAGCCGATCGCAGATTACATGCGGGAGGAACACGAATATCTGGAAGACGAGGAAGACGAGGTCGAGGATGAGTGACGTTCTCGTCGATCTCTACGCCCCCGATGGGTACAGGGATCTCTGTGGAAAACTCAATGAAATCCCCTTTCATTCAGACATTCGAGACGACAACAACCGAATCGATGACGCGATCTATTTTTGTGAGGAGACACTTGACGAGCACGTGGACGAACCGCCATCTGTACTGCTCGTTCTGGTGGCTCTGCTAAACCGCATGAGTCTAATGCTCGACAACGAGTATTCAATCAAGGATTTACTTGAGGAATGCATTTCCAACGCAGACCTTGGCTGGTACTCGGACGACCACACGGAGAAGCTCCCAACATGGAGCATCCGTGTTGAGGACGAGGTGGAACGTGTTCTGAACCGTGATGTCGGTGCCAACGGAAAGGGCGGATGGTTCCCAACGCAAGAATATTTCGGAAACCAGAAGAAGTTGTCACTGTGGAAGCAAATGAACGATTACGTCATGGACGGAATGATCGCTGATATTTGGTGAGGAGGTGGACCATGGATTTCTTCAGGATCCAAGTACGGGAGACCAAGCACGGAGTTGAGATCGCTCCAGCCTTCCGTGTAGGCCGTTCGAAGGATCTGATGGTCCGTGCACGAGCCTTCTACGCAATCTGGGACGAAGAGCGTGGTTTGTGGTCAACGGACGAGTACGACGTCGCTCGTCTCGTTGACCGTGAACTCTATGCGAAAGCTGATGAACTGAAGGAGCTGCACCCGAAGGTACTCTCCATGACGGACTACTCCACCAAGTCTTGGAAGGAGTACCGTGAGTTCTTGTCCAAGCTGAATGACTCGGCGGTGGAACTTGATGGACGCATCATGTTCGCCAACGAGAAGATCGAGCGAACGGATTATGCTTCGCACGTCCTTCCATATTCACTAATCGACGGCGATCATTCGGCATTCGATGATCTTCTCGACAAGCTTTACGAACCTTCTGAGAAGGAGAAGCTGCTGTGGTCAATCGGAGCAATAGTCTCCGGTGATTCCAGATATTTGCAGAAATTCGTTGTGTTGTATGGCAAGAGTGGCGCAGGCAAGTCGACCGTGCTCAACATCGTGCAGGGTATGTTCGACGGGTACTGCTCGCCGTTCGACGCGAGGGCACTCGGCAACAGTTCGAACCAGTTCGCGCTGGAACCATTTCGTACGAACCCCCTCGTCGCCATTCAACACGACGGTGATCTGTCACGAATCGATGACAACACCAAGTTGAACTCGATCGTTTCGCACGAGACTATCCCGATCAATGAGAAGTACAAGCCGCAGTACTACATGCGGCCGAATGCATTTCTCATGATCGGTACGAACACCCCGGTTAAGATCAGTGACGCGAAGTCAGGCCTGATTCGCCGACTGATCGACATCTCTCCAACCGGTGAGACGTTCAGTCCTACGGTGTACCAGAGTCTCATGCGAGACATCACAACGGAATACGGCGCCATCGCGAAGTACTGCCTGGACATTTTCAAGAAGCTGGGCAAGCACTACTACGATGACTACGTCCCGGTTCAGATGATGTTTCGTACGGACGTCGTGTTCAACTTCGTTGACGAGATTTCCGGACAGATCATGCATGACGACGGAATAAGCCTTCGTTCAGCTTATGCACAGTACAAACAGTATTGCGCTGATTCGCAGATCGTGCACATATTGCCGATGTATGCGTTCAAGGAAGACTTGAAGGAATATTTCGGCAAGTTCGAAGAACGGGCCATTGTCAACGACGAGAGAGTCAGGAGTTGGTACAGCGAGTTCAAGAGTGAGCTCATTTTCGGTGCGAAGAAAATCGATGACAGGGACGAACGTCGATGGATTGATCTCAAGGACCAGACGTCGAAGCTTGACGTGTTGTACGAGGATTGTCCTGCGCAATATGCATCTGATGATGGTATTCCTGCCAAGCCGTGGGATTCAGTTACGACAAAACTGAAGGACCTTGACACCAGCAAAGAACATTTCGTCAGACCACCGGTCACTCATATCGTGATCGACTTCGATCTGAAGAATGACCGAGGAGAGAAAAGCCTTGAGAAGAACATCAATGCGGCTGAGCAATGGCCCCGCACATACTGCGAGACCAGTCGCTCAGGCAACGGACTGCATCTGCATTACATCTATGACGGCGATCCGGGGAAATTGGCCAGCGTGTATGCGCCAGGCATCGAGGTCAAGACGTGGTCCGGCAAAGCGTCTCTGCGTCGCCGAAAAGGCCTTTGCACTGACGATCTGGTGACCCACATTTCAAGTGGGCTTCCATTCAAGGAGAGCAAGGTGATTGACCACACCACGTTTGCCAGCGAAACGGGTCTTCGTAAACTCATCGAGAAGAACCTTCGGAAGGGGGTGCATCCGGGCACGAAGCCGAGCATCGATTTCATCAAGCACATTCTTGACGAAGCGTACAAGTCCGGCAAATCGTATGACCTGAACGACATGCGAGGGCATGTTCTGGCATTCGCCATGCGGAGTACTCATCATTCCGAGTACTGCCTGCAGCAGGTGTCGAAGATGCATTTCCGATCCGGTGATGAGGAGACGCCGGACACGCCTTTCAACGACAATGAACCGATTGTGTTCTACGACGTTGAGGTGTACCCGAATCTGTTCGTCATCTGTTACAAGACCATTGAAGGTGACTGTGTGTCGATGATCAACCCGAAGCCGACTGAGGTGGAGAACCTCATCAACAATCGCTTGATCGGGTTCAACAACAGGCGCTACGACAATCATATTCTATACGCAGCGATGATGGGATACTCGAATGAGCAGCTCTTCAAGCTGTCACAGAAGATTGTTTCTGGCGACCGAACTGCCATGTTTCGTGAGGCGTACAACTTGTCGTACACCGATGTGTACGATTTCTGCTCGAAGAAGCAAAGCCTCAAGAAGTGGGAGATCGAACTCGGCATTCATCACCAGGAGATGGGTATTCCTTGGAACGAGCCATGTCCTGAGGAACTGTGGCCGAAGGTCATCGAGTACTGCTGCAATGATGTCAAGGCGACCCAGGCGGTCTTCGACGCACGGCAGGAGGACTGGAAAGCCCGGTGCATGCTGGCGAACATCGTTGGCATGACGCCGAACACGACCACGAACACGATCACACAGCAGATGGTGTTCGGGAACGATCGGAATCCGAAGTTCGTTTGGACGGACTTGTCCAAGGAGTTCCCGGGTTATGAATACAAGTTCGGCAAGTCGACCTACCTGGGCGAGGAAGTCGGAGAGGGTGGATACGTTTATTCGGAACCCGGCATCTACAAGAATGTCGCTCTTTTAGATGTTGCGTCCATGCACCCTCACTCGATCAAGGCGCTCAACCTGTGGGGCGATGAATACACGAACAAGTATTTCGACTTGGTGCAGGCCCGTATTGCCATCAAGCATGGCGAGCTCGACAAGCTCAAGACCATGTACGATGGCAAACTTGCTCCATATGTGAGTGACGATCCTGCAGAGCAGAAGCTCCTCAGTACTTCTCTGAAAATCCCGATCAACTCCATGTATGGTCTTACTGCTGCAAAGTTCGGCAACCGAGCGAATGGAAACTCGGGTCAGAACAACAAGGACAACATCGTAGCAAAACGCGGTGCGCTGTTCATGGTCTGGTTGAAGCACCAGGTCCAAGAACGCGGGTTCACCGTGGCTCATATCAAGACTGACTCGATCAAGATTCCTGATGCAACGCCGGAGATCATCGAGTTCGTCATGGATGCCGGGAAGAAGTACGGGTACACATTCGAGCATGAGGCGACTTATGACAGGATGTGCCTTGTCAACGACGCGGTCTACATTGCTCGTGACACTGTGGGGTGGCACGCTACAGGCGTGCAATTCCAGGTCCCGTATGTATTCAAGACGATGTTCATCAAGGAGGACATCAAATTCGAAGATCTTTGCCTCACCAAGAGTGTGAGCAAAGGCGACATCATAATCAGAAAGGAGGACGGCGACCATTTCGTCGGCCGTGTCGGTTTGTTCTGTCCCGTTCAGCACGGGGGTGAACTGTTGCGTCGCGATGGCGACAAGTTCTACGCTCTATCGGACACCAAGGGTCATCTCTGGGCCGAAGCGGAAACCGTGCAGGACGAGGACGACATCGACATGAACTTCTGGTACGACAAAGTGTCAGAAGCGAAGAGCACGATTGAGAAGTATGGTAGCTTCGACGAGTTCGTTGCGTGACATTTTTTGCACGTTCTCTTATGAGAGAAAGGACTCATCATGTACCGATACGATTACTGCGTTAACGGGACCGACAAGACTTTCAACTGCACCCCGCAGTACATGCGTTGGCTTAATGACCAAGCGCTCAAAAGTAGGAACCCCGATATTCCATGCACAGTCATGGACATCTGGTTGTTCTACTCTGAGCTGAAGCACATTTTCCAAATGCTTGACGCGGATGAGAAGGAGATCGTCTTCAGGAACCTCAACGAAGGTGACGCATTCATACTGATTTGACCGTAACTCGACAAAAAGGTTGAGCCGTGCTTGCTAAAGTAGCCGCGGCTCTTCCTTTTGCTTTTTTGTAGAAAGGAAACCATGGAACTTTTAAAAGAATTCGACAACGTCGACGTCCTCCCAATCGGCGAAGATGTAAGACACCTCGACGAGCCGACCGATAACATCGTCAACATGATCACAGCTGTGTATCTTCGTGATTCGCTCATTCACAATAGCCCTCGTTGGCAATACGCAATCAACTGTCGGCGTGATAACGGTGAACTGGTTCGTATCATGTTCAACAGTCGAGACTGGTACTTCGGTAGGACCCCGGAGGGTGGCGTCCCGCAGCACCCGGCCAAGTTCACTCGCGACGACATCGACAGTTGCACGGTCGACTACGCGCTTCATCCGGTCGACGTGAGTGAACACCTTGCCAATATGACAATCCATGATCTGCTGTGGGACACTTGTTTGTGGTACGTGACGCGAGCAAAGGACAACAACATCGTACCGCCGCACAAGTTCGTCGATCTGTTCAACAGTAGCGGAATTATGCCTCTGACCCATTACGAGGTCATGATCCACGCGCATTCAACGTGGATCGATTCTTGCAATGAAAAGCTGGGGGACCCAACCACATCCGACTATGACATTCAGCGTCTCACGCTGGAGAAGAGTGAATACCAGTCCAGAATCAATGATATGCTGGCCGTGAAGTATGCCATGCTCTACGCAGAACAGGAACAGAAATGATTTATTCTCGCGCAAGCTACATCGACCGAGTTGAGATCAAGTCTTTCAATCGAAACATCGAAGAAGACGCGACGCTTATGCTCATCGCTCTTCGTGACATCAAGCGGTCAATGGCGGAATACTGCGCCACTCAGTATGAGATCAACTGGCACATCCGTGACCAAGCGCAACCGGTCATCGACAGCAACGGTGATCGTGTTGGGTGGTGCAAACTGCAATATGCCGATGATCAATGGATATACTGTCACAACGACATCTGCATGCGATTCACACGAGACGAACTCAAGACCTCGATCCTGTACACCAGGGGCGGCGACATTTTCGTGTCGATCGATAGTCTGCTCAATACAATTATCTCGATTATCGTCAGCATCGTAATTCCGGAGCAGTATCTCTTCTCGCAAAAACAAAGGGAATTTCTCATCAACTGCGGGGCTCGTCGAGCCATGGAGGAGCGGCTCACTGATGTCAGCGCTCGCGTGAACCTGTTGAATGAACGTATTGAACGTGACAGCCAACAGGAGCGAGACGACGAAACGAATAGGAATCTGCATCTCATGCGAAGAAGTCTTGAGTCAGCGCGGTTCGACAAGGACAACGCTGAACGCTTCCTCGCCGCAATCAACATCTGAAAGGAGCAACAATGCCCAACAACATCGCAATCGAGAATGCACGCATTCTCTTCCGCAACTTCAGTGGCCAGGAGAGCCGGTTCAATCTCGCCGGACGAAGGAACTTCTGCGTTGTCATTCCGGACGATGACATGGCCAGCCGCCTGCTCGAAGACGGTTGGAATGTGAAGCGACTTCGCCCGAAGGACGAGGACGACGAGGAGACGCCCTACCTCCAGGTGGCCGTCGCCTTCAACAGCTACCCCCCGAAGATCGTTCTGATCTCCGGCAGCAACAAGACGTATCTCGACGAGAGCACCGTCGGCATGCTCGACTGGGCCGACATTCAGAACGTTGATCTCGTGGTCCGCCCCTACCAGTGGGAGGTCAACGGCAATCGGGGCGTCAAGGCGTACGTGAAGTCCATGTACGTCACCATCGATCAGGACGTCTTCGCGGAGAAGTATGATGCATGACGCAGTGACCTCTGAACACATCAACGAGTACAAGGAATTTCTCGTCGACATCTACGAGGCCGAGTTCTGCCTGGTCGATGCGCCGACGGGGTCGGATACGATGTACAGGTTCGTGCTGTACCACAGGGATGGGTCTGCGATCACGAAGTATGCGTCCCCGTATTCGCTGGTGCACTTCAACAAGTATCGGAAGAGTTGTTCTGACATGGACGATCGTGACGCATATACGAATGCATGTGAGAAGATCGCTGAGAAATTGGCCTCGACTGTGGGCACCGATGACTATTCGTGGGGGTCAAGCCTTGACGATCCGTCAGTGGTCAAGTTCACGGTACACGTTGCTATGGGCGACACCGTTGTATTGAGTTGCCGAAAGGACAGCGTGTTCATCAAGAATATGACGAGAGGGGTCAAGAAAATTGCCGCCGACGCTTCTGCCACAGCAGAGGACCGCCGTTGACAATCTCCGTGACGGGTGCATATTGAACGGAGGGGTGGGCAGTGGCAAGAGTATCACGTCAATCGTGTACTACTTGGAGAACCACAAGCCCGCACCTCTGTTCATTATCACCACGGCCAAAAAGCGCGATTCTCTGGAGTGGGAACAAGAACTGGCGAACTTCGCCATCAGCAAGCATGAGCCGTGTCAAATAGCTGTTACGATCGACAGCTGGAACAACATCAAGAAGTACGTCGATGTCGTCGGGGGCTTCTTCATTTTCGATGAACAGCATCTTGTCGGGAGTGGGACATGGGTCGAATCGTTCTACAAGATCGCCAAGAACAACACGTGGATCTTGTTGACGGCAACACCAGCAGACACTTGGTCGGACTATGTGCCGGTGTTCAAGGCCAATGGATTCATCAAGAGCAAGACTGACTTCGAGCGCGAGTATTGCGTGTTCAATCGTTTCACGAAGTATCCCCAGATTGAACGATACATCGGAACGAAGAGACTGGAACGTTTCCGAGATCAGATCTTGGTGGATCTGATTGTACAACGCGGCACGATTCGGCATACGACGTATGTCCCCTGCGGGTATGACAAATTCGAAGTCAAACTGCTGAATATCTCAAGATGGAACAAGTTTGACGACAAGCCGATTGAACAGGCCAGTGAGTACTTCTCAGTTCTAAGGCGGATCATATATCTTGATCCATCCCGGATAGATGCTCTGTACGGCATTCTAGACCGTCATCCGAAGTCCATCATATTCTACAACTACGACTTCGAATTGGATGCTCTGAAGCGGTCTCTGGCCGTTCTGAAGGGCGCTGTGGCGGAGTGCAATGGACACAAACACGAACCCATTCCGAACACAGACTCCTGGTACTACTTGGTTCAGTACAATTCTGGTTCCGAAGGATGGAACTGCACCGAAACCGACACTGTTGTGTTCTTCAGTCAGTCCTATTCGTATCGCCAGACGGAGCAGGCCATGGGGCGTATCGACAGATTCAACACCCCGTACAAAGACTTGTGGTACTACTTCATTCGATCCAACGCGAAGTATGAACTCGCCGTGTCGCGAGTTCTCAAGCGCAAGCGGAAGTTCAACGAAACTTCTTGGTACAGAAAGGCTTTCAAATGATCTTCAACGCACTCGCAATGTTCATGTGCGGGATGTTCTTCATAATGTTTTTCGGAACCACAATTGCTGGTGCGATTGCACTGGTGAAAAGCTTCTTCTGCAAGCCTTTTCAGTGGGCGGACAGTCTTGTGCTTGGCATGGTGCTGTTCATGAGCGTGTTCGCACTAATCGGTACCTATTCAATCATCACAATGGTTGGAACCCCAGCATGATTCTTCTAGTGTTCGTATGTGCGTGCATCGTTGCAATCGTGCTGGCGCTACTCTCAGGAAAGGTGTTCGACTAATGTTTACTTTCATGCTCTTCTGCATCTTCTGCGGGCTCGTTTGCCTGGCGTGCAAGATCCTAACCAGTGCCATTTTCTGGAAGATTCTTGGCTGGTGCTTCATTCTCGGCTGTGTCTTCTGCTTGATCGGGGCTCTGCTTTAAGCTCTGAGAGAACTAACAGGTCCACACGGCCTGTTAGTTTTTGCCGGTTCTGCCCACTTTTGCCCACTTTTGCCCACTTTTGCCCAAAAATTGGGCATGGTTCATTTACAGTGCGACTAGGGGTTTTACCCTTTTTCTGCCCAATTCCCATTTTTCTCTTTAAAAACTTTATATAAAAAGTAATATATATATAAGAGTTTTGGGTATGTTTTGTGCAAAAGTGGGCATAGCCCTCTGACAAGGGGTTTCACCAAAATGTCGACTTTTCGCTCAAGTAAAACCCCTAGTCAGACCGTGGACACACATTCGGGCACAAAAGTGGGCACGCAAATTCCCTTGTCACAGCGTTTTTTTTGCGCGTTCTCTTATGAGAGAAAGGAAACGTCATGTTCAAGAACATTGTCGATGTTCGTCTCAACAAATCCAACCTCATTCTGTGCATGCCGAAGTCATTCGTGACAGACTGGAACGAGAACACCTGGTACGATGGAAATGCCGTCTACATACCGAATCTGATACATACAAACTTACAAGGCCACCCGTCTTGTAAGTTTTTTCTGACATACCGAGTCGAAAACATGCGTTTGACTAGGGGTTCTTTGCTTTTCACACGTTATTTAATGAGGAGACTTAGATTATATCTCGTTATATTATCGAATTCGCTCTCAAAAGAGCGTGCCGCCTCACATCTCAACTTATTTTTGGCCTGTAGGAGAGTCATGAAGGAATCAGAATTCCAGCACAGTCTCCTTGTCAAGCTCAAGATCCGGTTTCCCGGCTGTGTAGTCATGAAGAACGACGCCAATTACAAGCAGGGGTTCCCCGATCTTCTTGTTTTGTACAAGGACCGGTGGGGCTGTCTGGAGTGCAAGCGTTCAGTCAACGCGCCGCGTCGTCCCAATCAAGACTATTACATCCGCATATTGGATGAGATGAGCTATGCTTCGTTCATTTCTCCAGAGACGGAGGAAGAGGTTTTAGATGAACTGGAACGAACATTCGGCGTTCGTGGGTGAACACGCATTTCTGAGCGCGTCCAAGTATCATTGGGTCAACTATGATGACGAGAAGCTCCTCGCCACATTTCGCACAGCGCAAGCCGCAGCAAAGGGGACGGAGCTCCATGCTTTTGCGGCGAAGGCGATCTCCCTCGGGATCAAGTTGCCGCGCAATGACAAGACCATCAACGCATATGTCAATGACGCCATCGGTTTCAAGATGACTCCCGAGCAACCGCTTGTTTATTCAGTGAACTGTTTCGGCACAGCAGACGCTATCGCGTATCGTAAGGGTTTGCTGCGCGTTCATGATTTGAAGACCGGCACCGGCCGTGTCAGCATGAAACAGCTTTACATTTATGCGAGTCTGTTCTGCTTGGAGTACAAGGTTAAGCCTGCAGAGATTGATATGGAGCTTCGAATTTATCAGAATGATGCTGTTGTAATTGAGCAGCCTGACCCGGACGATGTCACGCATCTCATGGATCTTATTGTTCATTTCGATCGTCTGATCGAGAACGCAAAGGGTGAATGATGTACATCATTTCCGAAGACGAACTCTTCCATTATGGGACACCCCGACGCTCTGGTCGTTATCCTTGGGGGTCTGGTGAGGATCCATATCAACACGGCGGTGGATTTCTTGGTGCGGTGAACACCATGCACAAGTCTGGCATGAGCGAAAGCGAGATCGCGGAAGCACTTGGAATGAGTATTCGTGATCTTCGAGCCAGGAAGTCTGTGGAGAAGAACAACCTACGTTCGCTCAATTCCGATCGAGCCATTGCTCTCAAAGAGAAGGGATGGTCCAAGTCTGCCATTTCGCAAGAGCTCGGCGTCTCAATTTCGACTGTGACAAAGTTGCTCGCGCCCCAGACCAAGGAGCGTGCTGAGGCTACATCGAACATTTCCGATGTACTCCGGGACAAGTTGGACAACGGTGGTTATCTCGACATCGGCAAGGGTACCGAGACCATTCTTGGTGTCAGTGACACCCGTCTTGCCGCTTCAGTCAAAAAGCTTGAAGATGAGGGCTACACTGTTCACACCATGAAGGTCAAGCAACTCGGCACAGGAGAGATGACGACTGTCAAGGTTCTTGCGCCAAAAGGCGCCACGAAGAAGGACTGCTTCGAGAACAGGGACTCGATTGAAATCCCTGGGGCCAAGTCTTTCGACAATGGGCACACCTTTGTGAAAATCTCTCCGAACAAGGAAGGCATCTCATCCAAGCGGCTTCACGTTGTGTACGCTGAGGACGGTGGAACCGAGAAGGACGGCGTCATTGAGATCCGTCCTGGCATTCAGGATCTGAGTCTCGGTCGTTCTTCTTATGCCCAGGTTCGTATCGCTGTTGACGGTACCCATTATCTTAAGGGCATGGCCATGTACAGTGATGACCTTCCGAAAGGTGTTGACATCCAGTTCAACACCAACAAGAAGAAGGGCACGCCGGTGCTTGGCAACGGCGACGATTCTGTGCTCAAGAAGATGAAGGACGATCCCGACAATCCGTTCAAGTCCACCACCGCTCCGCCCGAGATGTTCAAGGGCAAGGACGGCAAGTTGCACAAGAGCGCAGTCAACAAGGTTCGTGAAGAGGGTGACTGGGACCAGTGGGCCAAGACTCTTTCGTCTCAGGTCTTGTCCAAGCAGAGTGTGAAGCTTGCTCGTGAACAACTGGGCAAGACTCGCGAAGCATACAAGAAAGACTATGACACCATCAATGCTTTGACCAACCCCGTCGTGAAGAAGAAACTTCTGGAATCGTTCGCCGACCAGGCTGATTCCGCTGCAATTTACATGAAGGCGGCGGCAATGCCTCGACAGCGAACGCAGGTTATTCTTCCGCTCAAACATCTCAAGGAGAATGAGATCTACGCTCCGAACTTCAGAGATGGGGAGAGGGTTGCGCTCATTCGGTATCCTCATGCGGGCACGTTTGAGATCCCCGAGGTTGTTGTCAACAATAGAAACGCCAAGAGCCGGCGTATTCTTGGCAAGGCATATGACGCTATCGGTATCAACGCCAAGGTTGCTGAGCGATTGTCGGGTGCTGATTTCGATGGCGACACCGTGTTGGTTGTTCCGAACAACCAAGGTAAGATCAAGTCCACCCCGGCTCTCGCTGGGCTGAAGAACTTCTCCACTTCCCAGTACAAGATGAAGCAGTCAGACATCAAGTCCGGACGCAAGAAGGTTATCAGCCCCAAGCAGAAGCAAATCGAGATGGGTAAGGTGTCGAACCTTATTACCGATATGACACTTAAGGGCGCCACCGCTTCTGAATTGGCCAGGGCTGTCCGTCATTCGATGGTCGTCATTGACAGCGAGAAGCACGAGCTTGACTACAAGAAGTCCGAGTTGGACAACGACATCAAGGGTCTTAAGAAGAAGTACCAGTCCGGTGGAGCTTCCACAATTGTCTCCCGTGCCAAGTCTCCCGTCTATGTCAACAAGCGCAAGCCCAGGTCTGCAGCAAAGGGCGGACCGATTGACAAGAGGACCGGGGAAAAGGTTTATGAGGAAACCGGGGAGAGTTACGTCAACAAGAAGACCGGTCAGATTGTCTACAAGAAGGACAAGCTTCATCGAATGGAGACTGTGAGGGATGCCAGGACTTTGAGCACCGGCCTCCCCATGGAAGAAGTATACGCCGCCCATGCCAACTACCTGAAGACCCTGGCTAGAAAGGCCCGGGTATCCTCCACCCGTTTGACCCCGCCCAAGCAGTCCCGGTCTGCCAGGAAGACATACGATTCAGAGTACAAGTCTTTGAAGAGCAAGCTCAACAATGCGTACCGGAACAAACCGCTGGAACGTAGGGCCCAGTTGATTGCCAACGCCCGAGTCAAGCTTCAGGTTGATGCCAATCCAGGAATGGATCACGACGAACAGAAGAAGATCGAACGTCGTGCACTTGCTGAAGCAAGAGCAAGAGTAGGCGCCAACAAGAATACTGTCAACATTACGCCCAAGGAATGGGAAGCTATCCAGGCCGGGGCCATCTCTTCCAACATGCTGTCTGAGATCATGAAGAATGGTGATCTGGAACAGATCAAGGAGTACTCGATGCCTCATGCCAAGACGGCATTGTCTCGAGCCAAGATCACAAAAGCTAAGTCAATGAAGTCTTCTGGCAACTACACGGTTGCCGAGATAGCCGATGCCTTGGGTGTCAGTGTAAGTACTATCAATCGTGCTTTGGCATGACTATGAATTAGGATGTGATTGGTTGTGTCTGAGTCTAATGAAGTAATGTTGACAACGATTGACAATCCTTACAATCCTTTTGATGAGTTCGATCGTTGGATGCAGTTCGACACAAGCAAAGGTTACAACACTTGTGCACTGCTTGCTCGTGTGTCAACAAGTTCAAATGAACTTTCAGAGTTTGATGAATCAAATGAAATTGAAAATGCGATGAACGACATTATTATGTATGATCCTTCGCAAAAATTCAAGAAGATTCGTCGTTCCGAAAACAATTCGTGACTGATATGGAAAATAAAAAATAAAAATGATACAAGGCCCGAGGGGGGGGTCGTATTCGACCTACCCCCCTCCTTCATCGCCGGCCTCTTCATATTTTCTCCGGGGGGAGATTCGTGGGGAGGTCGCCGGTGGGCCTTGTGGTGGTACGGTGCCTTTCCTAACATCCAACTAGTATATTTGTGCATCGTGGTTGAGCTCATACGAGTTTGATGGTTCCTTTCTACACCGTACCACCTCAAGACTTACCGGAACTACGTCCAAATGGAGGTGAACTGCTAGATGGCGAGCAAGAAGCAATCCAAAACACGTCGTCGTCCACCGGCGACCACGGTCGAAGGACGCGAGAATCAGATGATCGCCCTGGCGGTGGACCTCGCGGAGAAGCAATTGGCTGAAGGAACAGCCAGTTCGGCGGTCATCACGCACTATCTCAAGCTCGGTACCACTCGCGAGAGGCTCGAAAAGGAGAAACTTGCTAAGGAGAACGAGTTGTTGAAGGCGAAGACGGAAGCCTTGGCTTCTACGGCGCGTGTTGAAGAGTTGTACAAGCAAGCACTTGATGCTATGCGGTCGTATGGGAGCAGTAGAAGTGATAAAGAGCTATGACGCCCTTATTCTTCTTGACACCATCGAAGATCGGTACAATTACTTGCGAATCGGCGGTGGTGTTGGATATGAGACGTTCGGGTTCGATCGTTATCTGAATCAAGGGTTTTACCAATCCGCTGAGTGGAAAAGAGTCCGAGATGAGGTCATTTCTCGCGACAATGGCTGCGATCTTGGTCTTGAGGGGTACGAAATCAATGGTCGTATCCTCATTCACCACATGAATCCGATTCGACCGAATCAAATCAAATTCTTTGATTCGGACATATTGAACCCTGATTTTCTGATAAGTTGCTCTCACAAAACGCATAATGCGATCCATTATGGAGATGAGAATCTCTTACCGAGGCGTATCGTGGAGCGAAGGCCAAACGATACAATACCATGGAGGCAATAATCATGGAAAACAGTATTCTCAACTCCACCAAGCACATGCTTGGTCTTGACCCCGATGACACAGCATTCGACACCGATGTCATCGTGTGCATCAACAACGCGTTGACGCTTGTTCACCAGATGGGCATCGGTCCCGCCGATGGATACACGATTGAGGACGCGGTCGCAGTGTGGGACGATTTCACGAGCGACAAGCGATTGCTCAGTTTGGTGAAGATGTACGTGTACCAGTCTGTGCGGATTGCATTCGACCCGCCAACGTCGCAATACGTCACGGAGGCTGTGCAGAATCAGATCAAGGAGTACGAGTTCCGTATGGTCGTGATGGCAGATGGACATGTCTGAAGCCCTTGACGGGCTTTCAAACACCGCCACGCCGAAGTACTATGGTATCTGGCGTGAAAAGGTCACCAATGGTGAGATCCCAGTGTGCAAGGAGATCGCCGCCGAGATGAACCGTATCGACAGTCTCATAGACAATCCAGGCGTGTACTATGATCCCGAAGAAGTAGAGGGATGGCGGCGCTTCTGTGAGACAGAGATGACTCTCACTGATGGAAGCGATCTGCATCTGCTTGAATCGTTCTTGGTTTGGGGTGAACAGCTGTACGGTTGGTACTATTTCGTGGACACGACCGTATACGAGCCGTTCGAGGACAAGCCTGGTGGGCATTACGTACGTAAGCGTATTCTCAAACCACTGGTGAACAAGCAGTACATCATCACAGCACGCGGTTCTGCGAAGTCATTGTATGATACGCTTGTTCAGATGTATGCATTGACCATGGACACTGCCACCACACAGCAGATCGTGACCTCAGCGACGATGAAGCAGGCCGAGGAGATTCTTTCTCCAATTCGTACAGCCATGAGTCGAGCTCGTGGGCCGTTGATGCAGTTTCTCACTGAGGGTTCGTTGCAGAACACAACAGGCAATCGACTCAAGCGGCAGAAACTCGCGTCGACGAAGAAGGGCATTGAGAACTTCTTGACGAACTCGATCATCGAGATCCGACCGATGACCATCGACAAGCTTCAATCGTTGAGACCGAAGGTGTCCACGGTCGATGAATGGCTCTCTGGTGACATTCGTGAAGATGTGATCGGCGCTCTCGAACAGGGCGCGAGCAAGAATCCTGACTACATCATCGTCGCAACAAGCAGCGAGGGTACAGTCAGGAACGGCGCTGGCGACAGCGTCAAAATGGAACTTGCGAGCATTCTTCGCGGCGAGTACGTGGACCCGCACACATCGATCTGGCATTACAAGTTGGATGATGTCAAAGAAGTTGCAGATCCAGAGATGTGGATCAAGGCGTGCCCCAATATTGGGAAAACGGTTTCATACGAAACGTACCAAAGAGATGTTGAACGCATGGAGAAAGTCCCCGCCGTTCGCAATGACATCCTGGCGAAGCGTTTCGGAATCCCCATGGAAGGGTACACGTACTTCTTCACGTACGAAGACACAATCCCGCACAAGCATCATGAGTTCTGGGAGATGCCGTGTTCTGTTGGAGCAGACCTATCCCAGGGTGATGACTTTTGCGCGTTCACGTTCTTGTTTCCACTTTCCCGTGATCGGTTTGGCGTGAAGACCCGCAGCTACATTACCGAGAACACTCTGATGAAGTTGCCGGCCGCAACACGGGTGAAGTACAACGAATTCCTCGAAGAGGGATCCCTTCAGGTTGTCGGAACCACCGTTCTCGACATGATGGACGTTTACGACGATCTCGACAAGTTCATCGACGAGATGAAGTATGATGTTAGATCGTTTGGATTCGATCCATACAACGCCAAGGAGTTCGTCACTCGTTGGGAACAGGAAAACGGGCCCTACGGGATCGAAAAGGTGATTCAGGGTGCCAAGACGGAGAGTGTTCCGCTCGGTGAGTTGAAGCACCTTGCTGAAGAACGTCTTCTTATTTTCGACGAAGCGATCATGTCGTTCGCCATGGGGAATGCCATCACCATGGAGGACACGAACGGCAATCGCAAGCTTCTGAAAAAGCGGTACGAAGACAAAATCGATCCATTTGCAGCATTGCTCGATGCTTGGGTCGCTTTCAAGTTGAACAAGGACAACTTTGAGTGAGGTGAAGACTATGAATGACACCCTGCGTCATTACGGTGTCAAAGGTATGAAATGGGGTGTTCTCAAGACGAAGAAACGGTCCGAGTTGTCGAACAACTTGAAACCGGTAGCGAAGCCCAAGAAGTACAACGGGTACGATGCAACGCACAAGGTTGCTACTGATCACGTTCGAGCCAAATACTTGACGAATGAAGATTTAGCTGCGAGAACCAAGCGATTGCAGCTTGAGAAGGCTTACAACGAACTTCGCCCGAAGACGGCTACTGAGAAGCTCATCAATGCTTCGCTCAAGATTGGCACTCAGGTGTTGACAGAGGTTGGCAAGGAGTACGCCAAGTCGTATGTCAGTTCCTTCGCCAATAGCACCATTCCAAAGCCTGGGCAGAACAACAGTAAAGGTAACACGTCTTCCAACATGGCGAAGTCCAACAAGACTGTACGCAATGCGAAAAATAAGGATTCCGGTAGTGCGTTCAGACGAAAGTGACGGTCCGAACCGATATTAGAAAGGGGGCACGCATGGGTTTCATGCATAGACTTGCTCACGCATGGAACGTCTTTCGTAACGGGTCTCCTAATAAGTATGTCGATTACGGTACTGGGTACACCATGTTGCCGAGTCGGCAGCGAATGTACTGGACATCTCAGATGTCGATGGTCGCCAGCATTTACAATCGTATCGCGGTTGATGTTGCCGGCATCGGTCTTCAGCATGTTCGCAAGGACGAAGACGGAAAGTATGCCGAGACCGTGTACAGTGGACTGCAGTACTGTCTCAACACGGAGGCCAACATCGACCAGTCCGGCAAGGCTTTCTTGATTGATCTTGTTGTGTCTCTGTTGAGCGAAGGCGTTATCGCGATTGTTCCTACCGATTTCGACTTGGATCCGTCAAGAACGGACTCCTACGATGTTCGTACGCTTCGTGTGGCCAGAGTTGTCAACTGGTATCCTGAGCATGTTCGTGTACGTGTATACAACGAGAAGATCGCCATGCAGCAGGAGATTGTTCTTCCGAAGAGGCTCGTCGCTGTGGTGGAAAATCCGTTTTTCGTCACAATGAACGAGCCCAACAGCACTCTTCAGCGTCTTGTTCGAAAGTTGGCCATTCTCGACGTTGTCGATGAGCATGTTGGAGCTGGAAAGTTGGATCTCATCATTCAGCTTCCGTACCAAGTGAAGTCTCAGGCGCGTCAGGATCAGGCCAACCTCCGTCGAAAGCAGATCGAGGAACAGCTTACCAGTAGCAAGTACGGAATCGCGTACACTGACGGTACTGAGAAGATCACGCAGCTGAACCGAGCCGTGGAGAATGACGTTTTCGCGCAGGTCAAGTACCTGGAGAACAAGCTGTACTCAGAGCTCGGGGTCAGCCAGGCGGTGTTTGATGGAACTGCAGAAGAAGCAGCTATGTTGAACTATCAGAACAACACGTTGGTTCCTGTTCTGGATGCCATCGCCGATGCGATTCGTAGGCGTTTCATCACGAAGACCGCGCGTACTCGCGGCCAGGATGTAATGTACATTCGAGATCCGTTCAAGCTTGTCCCAACGTCGCAAATCGCTGAAATTGCGGACAAGTTCACTAGAAACGAAATTATGAGTTCCAATGAGTTCCGCGCTATTGTCGGTCTGAAGCCGTCCAATGATCCGAATGCGGATGTTCTTCGGAACAAGAATTTGAATCCTGTAAGTACTGAGCCTGAGGTACCTTCGGAGCCTCAGGAGGAAGGAGCGCATGGTGAAGCCTGATTTCAGTGGCTACGCTACGCGAAATGATCTTAAGTGTTCCGATGGTCGAACGATTCGACGCGACGCATTCAAGGATGATGATGGTCAGCGAGTCCCGCTTGTGTGGCAGCACATGCATGATTCGGCGGACAATGTCCTCGGTCACGCCGACCTCGAGAATCGAGAAGACGGTGTTTACGCTTACTGCTTCTTGAATGAGACTTCTGCCGGTCAAAATGCGAAGGAACTCGTTGCACACGGTGACATCAATGCGATGTCCATCTATGCGAACAAGCTGATTCAGAAGGGATCGGATGTTCTTCACGGTGCGATTCGTGAGGTGTCTTTGGTTCTTTCGGGTGCAAATCCTGGTGCGAAGATTGACACTGTCGCGATTCAGCATTCTGACGGTTTCGTCGAGGAACAGGAGGATGAGGCTATTATCACGACTGGTATGACCATTGAGCATGGTGATGAAGCTTCGACCAATGATTCTGGTAGCAGCGATGATGACGAGGACGACCGGACTATCGGTGACATCATCGAGACCATGAACGATGAACAGAAGGATGTCCTCACTTATCTCGTAGATCAGGCTATTGGCGAGAAGCAGGATGATGAGAATTCTGATCCCGCCGACAATGTTGAACATTCTGCTACCAAGGAGGCAAACGTGAAGCACAATGTGTTCGATTCGACCGCTGTCGATCGCGGCCCCAAGCTTGAGCACTCTCAGATCAAGGCCATTTTCGATGACGCCGCATCTTATGGCACTCTGTCCGAATCTGTTATGGCCCATGCTCAGACCTACGGCATTTCGAACATCGAGCTGCTGTTCCCGGACGCCAATGAGATCAACAACCCTCCGAAGTTCATTCAGAAGGAGAAGCCGTGGGTTCAGGCCATTGTCGGCAACACCAAGCACACTCCGTTCGCCAAGGTTCGTGCAACCTTCGCCGACATCTCCGGTGACGATGCTCGGGCCCGTGGTTACCAGAAGGGCAAGCTGAAGAAGGAAGAGGTCTTCAAGCTGATCCGTCGGGAGACCACTCCGCAGACCGTCTACAAGAAGCAGAAGCTCGACCGTGACGACATTCTCGACATCACTGATTTCGATGTTGTCAGTTGGATCAAGGCTGAGATGCAGATCAAGCTGAAGGAAGAGCTCGCTCGCGCGATCCTGTTCGGCGACGGTCGCTCGGTCGCGTCTGATGACAAGATTCAGGAGGACCACATTCGTCCGATTCTTTCTGATGACGCTTTCTACAGCGTCAAGCACACCATTTCCAAGGATACGTCGCTCGCCGATGGTGCGCTGATCGACATTGTGGCCGAGGCAATGCTCGACTACGAGGGCACTGGTAACCCGACCTTCTTCGCGCACAAGAAGGTCATCTTCGACATGATGCACCAGCGCGACAAGATGGGTCGTAGGCTTTACAACACCCGTGAGGAGCTTGCCAACGCTCTTGAGGTCGGCGATATCGTCGATGTTGACCCCATGAAGGGTCTCACCAGGACCCTGGGTGCCAGCGAAGGTGGCGGCACTGCCAACGTCCTCGGCATCGTCGTCAACATGGGCGATTACAACATCGGCACCAACAAGGGCGGTGAGGTCAACTTCTTCGATGACTTCGATATCGACTACAACCAGATGAAGTACCTGTACGAGACTCGGCTTTCTGGTGCTCTGGTTGAGCCTTACTCCGCCGTCGTCATCGAGCAGAAGACTGCCTGAGCAAGGCGGTTAGCCAATGGCGAAGTTCAGTGGAGCCATCGGCTATGAACATTTGAAGGAGACCGCGCCGGGCGTGTGGAGGCCGAGCCTTACGGAGCGCAAGCATCGTGGGGATCTGTTGAAGCACGCTTGGCGTTGGTCTCCCTCAGACAAAGCCAACGACGATCTTACGATTTCGAATCAGATTTCCATTGTTGCTGACGTGTTCATGTATGAGAACATCGGGGCGATTCGTTACGTTGTGATGAATGGTTCAAAATGGAAAGTAACCAACATCGAGATCAACCGGCCACGTATCGTCTTGACTTTGGGAGGGGTTTACAATGGCCAAGCGAACTGATCTGCAAGCTGTGCTGGAGGCATGTCTTGGTTCGCGCCGGGTGTATTTCCAACCTCCGGTACAGCTGATGCTTAAGTATCCAGCAATCGTGTATGAAAGGATGCCGGGCGACACCACGTTCGCAGACAATGTGTCGTATCGCCATATCCATCGTTATCAGGTGACTGTCATAGATGAGGATCCTGACAGTCCAATTGTAGACAAGATCGCTGGTTTGCCCGCGTGTGTCCATGAGCGGCACTACGCTGCCGATGGGTTGAACCATGACATATTTAACATTTGGTTCTAAGGAGTTGAAATGACTAAGCTCGTTTGGGACACCAGTGGCGAACGAAAGTACGAGACTGGGGTCGATCACGGTGTTCTGTTCGTTCAGAAGCCGAACGGTGAGTACGCGAAGGGCGTGGTTTGGAACGGTCTGAAGACTGTCACCGAGTCTCCTGAGGGTGCTGAGGAGAACGCTCAGTACGCCGACAACATGAAGTATCTTTCGCTGTATTCGCCCGAGGAGTGGAAGGGGTCGATCGAGGCTTTCACGTACCCGTCCGAGTTCGAGCAGTGTGATGGTACTCTGGAGGTTGCGCCTGGTGCGTACATTGGTCAGCAGAACCGTCGTGGGTTCGCTCTGTACTATCGTACCAAGGTCGGCACGGACACGAATGACAATGCTGGTTACAAGCATCACTTCGTGTACGGCATGAAGGCTTCTCCGTCGGAGAAGGAGCATGCTACGGTGAATGATTCTCCGGAGCCGACCAGCTTCAGTTGGGACGTCACTGCGGTCAAGCAGGTTGTCGAGGGCTTCGATCCGTCGGCTACGTTCACTCTCGACTCGACGATTGTCGATAGCACCAAGCTCAAGAACATTCTCGACAAGGTTGAGGGCTCTGCTACGACCGAGTCGACGCTTCCGACCATCACCGAACTCGTCGCGGCTGTCAAGGCTGGCGGCTGACAGAACTAGGAGAAGAGAGTGCTCAAGATCAACATTGATGCGGATGAGTATTATGATCGAACCACTGGGGAGTTCATTGACATTGAGCCTGTGACTTTGTGTCTTGAGCACTCTCTTCTCGCAATTTCAAAATGGGAGGCGAAGTACTGCAAAGCCTTCCTGAGCTCGGAGAAGTCCAACGCTGAGATCATGGACTACATCCGAATGATGACTTTCGCTCCGGAGGATGTTGACCCGAATGTGTACATCTACATGCCGGAGGACAAGATTGGCGAGATCCAGCATTACATTGAATCTCCGATGACTGCCACTACTTTCAGTGACGCGAAGAAGCGACAGGAGTCTCGTGAGTTCATCACATCGGAACTCGTCTACTACTGGATGACGGCCAACAGTATTCCATTTTCTTGTGAAACATGGCCTCTCCCGAGGTTGTTGACTCTGATCCACATTTGTGGTATCAAGAACAACCCCGACAATTACAAGAAGGGTAACAAGAAGCTGACCTCTTCGGCCATTGCCAGGAGGAAGGCGCTCAACGATGCGAGGAGGGCGCAACATGGCACAAGCGGTTGACATTCTCAACCAATCCGGCGTAGCCAACGCCACAGCCATCGTCGCAGCGAGCAACAACACGGGTCTACCTCTTGGGGTGGCCATGGGTATGATCATGAAGGAGACCGGAGGGCCCAACATTTACGGTCATGACGCCGGTGGCGCGTGCCGTGGGTGGGGCCTTGTTACCGAGGACAATTTCAGGAACAACTTTCTTCCCGTTGTCCTCGGCGGCGGCATCTCGAATGGAGTTGGTCCGACGCAGATCACTTATCCGGGTTATTTCAAGAACAACCCCGACTATCCTTGGTGGGATCCCTACTGGAATTGCGTGTTCGGCTTCAATCTTTTGAAGTCCTATTGTGGTGGGGATTACTCTTGGGAAAGTCTCGCCCGTGCTGGCTCGACGTACAACTCCGGTAACCCGAGTGGGACGTACAATACTTATGGCAGGACTTTTGCAGATCTTGCCGTCGAGTGGACAGATCGTCTCAGCGGCGCCGGAACTGATGTGGACTACGAAGAAGGAGATGACATGCCCTCGGCAGAGGAGATTGCCAACGCGATCCTTGACGCACAGATTCAGCGTCAGGAAGAGGAGGGCACAACCACCCTCAGGACTGAGATTGGTTGGTTGCCCGAGAATTTCAACAGGATTCCCGCCAATGTGTGGAATTTCAAGGTTGTCAGGAATGGCCTCCCGTCCGACGATCATCGTCAGGGCGAGGCGGTTTCTGTCGGTACCATCATGGCATGGCAGGATGCGTTCGTCAATGACGTGAAGAATGCGATCACTGAAGCTGTTCGCGGAATCACGAATGACGACAGGGTTGTGAAGGCAGTTAAGGAGGCGATCGATTCTTATATCGATTATTCCAAGGCTGAGCCCGGAACCATCCCCGCTGCTGAACTTTCTGACACGTTCGTTGTGGTTAAGCGAGGTGACACGCTGAAGGCCATTGCCGTGGCTGCCGGCAAGACCATTGATGAGCTCTGCGCGCTCAATCCTGGTCTTGTGCCGAATTCAATTGTTGTCGGTCAAAGGATCAAGGTGAAGTAATGACTAGAATCACTATCAGCAATCCGAAGTTCCGTGACTTCTGTTACGGTGTTTGGGCCATCGCGGCTCTGGCACTTGTGAGTATTACACTGTTCTGCAATGCGAGCAACGGTGCGTACGCGCAGCCCGACTGGGTGACTCCTGCGTACACTGTTGTCATGGCGCTTGGCGGTATTCTTGGTTTCGTCGCCAAGTCGCACACCGATACCGCCGTCGCGAGCTCGACGACTCCCGAGCTCGAGGCAGAGCCTGAGCCCGGTACTGTTCCGGCTCAGTAACGTCAAAATGGAAGGAGGAACCAGGAATGACTGTTCCTGTGAATGAAACACCCGTCACTACTCTTGGTTGGAAGGTCGGACTGATCTCCGGCCGAGTTCTCAGGGCTGTGGCCGACATCGGTCCCGGAGATGATGCGTTTCCTGACGTGCTTCCGGCCAAGGGCGACATCATCTTCACCCCGAAGGTTCTGGAATCTGTCATTCCTGGTTCTCCTTCCATCAGGATTCGAAGCGAGATGATCACCGCGAGTCTTGACGCTGAAGGATACATTTCAAGGAATTTCAGTCGCGGAGTTTGGCTATGGGCTGGTTCTTGGACCGTCAATGCAACTTCGGTCGGTGCCGGCACTTTCGAGATTCTCGTTACCGAGAGGAATGACAAGAATCATCCGTTGGATCTGTGGAGTTACTCTGCTGTTCCTCCGGCGCCCGGAGTGACCCAATATACGCTCACACTTCCTGCCGGTGGGGTTGCCGGTCAGGTTCTTGCCCTCAGCAATGATGGTCAGCTGAAGTGGGAGGACGCATCAGCCGGAGGCGGAACCGGCGAACCAGGTCCCAAGGGTGACACCGGTCCTCAAGGTCCAGCAGGGCCGAAGG